GATATGAAGACATACTTCCCCACCTACCGAGGGCTCATGCAACGTATGGGCACGGAGGTTGGCCGAGAGATGTTTGGCGAAAACTTTTGGGTGGAGCAGGCATTGAAGCAGGTAACCGAAGGGTCTAACTTCGTATTGTCTGACGTTAGATATCAAAACGAGGCCAACTCGGTTCAAGCAGTCGGCGGAGAGGTTTGGAGAGTAGAGCGCCCAGGGGTAAAAGCTGCCAACGACCACACCTCTGAGCACGACCTAGACGACTACAAGTTTGATCACCGCATTATGAACTATGGGCCCGTAGAGGATCTCTATCAAACAGTAACAACTATTCTTACTGACCTATAATTAATACGTGGACATAGAACCTACAGACTTAGCAATACTTTACGCACGCGTATCTACCCAACTACAGGTAAACGACGGCGTATCCCTTGACGTCCAAGAACGTCAACTGCAGCAGGCAGCCGAGATGGCTGGCTACACAAACATTGAACTTGTCCGAGAAGAAGGCCGCTCTGGAAAAAATATTAGCGGACGTCCAGCACTTACAGACGCACTAAAAAGATTAGATGCCGGAGAAGCTAAAGCACTATTTGTTACCCGCATTGATCGTCTAGCTCGCTCAACACAAGACTTCCTTAGCGTTGTAGACCGAGCCAACAAGAACGGTTGGCGTCTTGTGATGCTAGATCTAAACCTAGACACTTCTAGTTACCAAGGTCGCTTCGTAGTCACAATCATGTCAGCCCTAGCTGAGATGGAACGTGGGATCATTGCCGAGCGTCAGAAGGACGTACACAAAGACCGACGTGCACGCGGGGTAGTCTGGGGGGTTGACATGGGACCAAAGAATAAGACCCCAGAAGAGATCAAACAGCGCGTTACTGCTGAACGATCTTCCGGGGCCTCATACCGCAAGATTGCAGACGGACTAAACCGAGATCAAGTGCCTACTCAGAATGGTCGTCAGTGGTATCCGACAACTGTTCGGAATCTTTTACTTTAGTAGACATCTCATGTCTAAGCTGGACATCTTGAGCAAACCGACCACTGAACTGATAGTCACCGGCGTGGACCACATTTACCCACGGAGCGGCATAAACTTTACCGCCCATCTCGCGCCATTTACGGCAGAAGTGGTAGTCCTCGGATAGCAAAATCCCATCCTCTGTAATACTGGTAGCAAAGAACTCGGTAACCATCCGATCAAAGTCAAACTGACCGTTGGAACCATTCAAAGCATACTTAGGACAGAGCGGCTCCATCTCTTCAAACACACTTCGCTTAATCAACATTAGACCGGTAGCAACTTCTGTAACCTCAACCGGCTCATTCAGTTTAATGGTAGATGTTCCAGGAAGAAGATTCATTGCAAAAATACCAGAGTAGTCAGCTAGGTTTTCTTTCCCAGCCAGCGCAGCGGCACGGACACCGTCCCAGTTAATGTTTTTCATAGGATAAATCCCACCAATAACATCGGCCTCAATTTCAATCATTGCCACGACATCTGCAACATTAAAGCCCTCATCGGCATCGATAAAGAAGAGGTAGTCAGCGTCACTGTCTAAAAACTCCTTGACCAGATTATTTCTGGCCCTTGTGATAAGACTCTCATTGTAGATTTTAGAGAATGATATCTGATAACCTTTTCGAGCAAGCTCAAAGGTAAGGTTGATAACGCTGTCCATGTAGATGCCTTTACAGTTCCCACCGTACATAGGTGTTGCAATGCGTATATGCATAAAAATCCTAACTAAAAAGAAGGGGCCGGGAAGGGAGACTACCCGGCCCCATTGTGCCTCTCTCCCAAGGAGCACAATCACATTCTATCGCACAATCGATAGAAAGTGTTAAATATTTACTTTTTTAGTTAGCGAGTCTGCTAGCCAAGTTCCAGTCGATACCATTCGACTCAACAGCACGAGGAGCCATCACATACTCTTTCAGCTCAGCGCGAGAGCCCTGACCCATAATGGTTAGACCTCGGTCAGATAGCTTACGGTGGAATGCAATCTGAGTCATAGGACGCTCACCACGTTCATCAGACCAAACTCGATACACCGCATAGACTTCTTTAACTCGAGTAGTCGCACCCTCAACCTGCTTCATTTCTTCGTTCAAGAACATACCAAGACGGTCTTCGTTCTTGCGGTACATGTCAGCAGCTTCAGCTACGGCAGTACACCAACCTAGAGGATCACGGGCAGAAGAACCTAGATACTTGATCGCGCCCTCAACGGCCCAAGCAAGCACGGCTGGCAGACCACCTTCAGGGTCAAACAAGTATGCCTTCAGGTCTGGATCGGAAGATTCAGGAACCTTGCTCCATGGAATCGGACGAATACGACGCCACATAGCATCATCAGTGATCATAGGGCGGTGGTTAGTGGTAACCCACAGCTTAGCCTGGGCCTTGAATGTAAACGGCTTCTCGCCAGGCGAACGCGCCGAGATTTCAGATGAACCAGTCAACTTCTTAATAGAGTTTTCCTTGATGCGCTCAGACTCTGGCAACTCGTCAACCCAAACCATACGCTTACCACGAAGTTCGGCCCAGTGATATAGGTCGGTGCTGCTGGTAGCTCCACCATTGTCAGCAAGGATGCTTGAATCCAGCGGCCACGAATACTGCTGAGTTCCGAGAGCCTTAACGATTGCTTCAACAAATGTGTTCTTACCAGAGCCCGGAGGACCGTAGACCAAGAACATAAGGTCCTGATTATTTAGACCGGTGAGTGTGTAGCCAACAGCGCGCTGAATCCAATCCTGAAGCTCTTTGTCAGCACCGGTAGCAAAGTCTAGGAACTGCTCCCAGCGGACATTACGCATTCCAGGGGTATAGGCAACAGGGGTGCGCTTCGTGATATGCAAGTCTGGACGTCCACGCAAAAGCTCACCGGTGCGTAGGTTAATAACACCATTGGCCACACCAAGAAGATACTCGTCGCCGTCCCATTCTTCTACAGGGACCACAACACGAGGGTCGGAGTTTGCGCTTTCGATTGCAGAGTTCAGGCGTGAGTTTGACTTAGCCTGATTAGCCCACTTCAAGACTTCATTCTTTTTATCTTGGTCGTCGTATTTGGCAACCTCAGTGGCAATAATAGTTGGAACACGCTTAGCAACCTCACGCATACCGAGGTCCTCGGCATCTGGACGCCAGTAGCTGCCGTCCCAGATAAACCAACCGATACCTGGAGTGTATCGAATTGAGGACCCAAACGAGTCTACGATTCGACGACCGTTACCGATATCAGAGAGCGAACGCCTACCAGGCGAGCCACCCTCATGCTCAGAGATAGCGTCTGGGTCCTTGGGAACGTCAACGTTACCACTGCTGAACGCATCGGCAATTGAAACACCGCTGTGGGCGGCGTCGGCCATAGCCGCGCCAATAGTGCCGTACACAACTTCGGAGTGGCGTTCGTTGCCTTCGGAATCTTTAACCTTAGGGGCTGGATTAGATGGGGTAGATCTGGTCTCCTCTTGGTTACGCTTAGCCCAATCCTGAGCACCCGGCCAAATCAAATCGCCAACTGGGTTATTAGCAACAAAATCAATAGCACGTCGAACGTGCATCAGTAGGCCACCCTGGCCCTCAAGCTCTAGCGGTGGACGAACCTTCTCGTGGTTGAAGCGAATCATAAGAGTCTCTACTGCAAGCTTTCCAGCCTCAGAGTCCACGCCCATCTTGTTCGCAATTGCACATGCTAGCTTGTAGATGTCTACAGCACGAGAGCCTTCTTCAATACCTTCTTCAAGAAACTTGTTAATATCAACGCGCTCGTCGCCAGAGTTCAGATCCCCGAGCCAGCTCCAGTCACCTTGACCAAGGCTTGTCCCACCACGGCCACGGCTGCTACGCTTACGGATTGCATTTAAAAGTTCTTCGGGGGCCTCAGCCATACGCATTTCCCATGGAGATTGTCCAGGTGCCCAGTCATATGTAACACCAGACCCGTGACGAGACGGCGACACCATAACGTAGCCGTTGTACTTAATGTCGATACCGTTCAAACCATAAGACTTTAGGTTTCCCATAAACTGGTCGCCGTCTTCGACCCTGAAGTACAGGTGACGTCCACGGTTTTGAGAACCCTGATAGCTATACAAACCAGTCAGCGCTTCTACAGTCTTTGGAAGAGTTATCCCAAGTAGCTCTTCAAACTTCTCAAACGACTCGATACCGCCAGAGCGCGGGTCAATGTCGACAACGATAAATCCAGAACCCTGGCAGTAAACACCAATGTTGTTTTCAGGATTGCGATCCCACCAAGACTCTACGATTTCTATCTCATCCGTAGCGCGGTTATTCCAATCGCCAATCTGGGGGTGCTTACCAATGTCCTTT